TTAAGCGGCTAGCGTGGCGAGTCCGCTTGGATGACGGGGCAGTACTGGATGACGGCTCCCAGACCTACGACGGAGAATGGGACTTGAGCCAGTCGCGCAAGGCCGCATCCACGCGGGTTTGCCAGCCGTCGCCGGTGGCACGGAACGCTCCCACCACGTCCGGCGATAGGCGGATGGTAATGCGTTCCTTGGTCACGGCGGCTTTGGGACGTCCGATCCGCGCCAGGGGTTTTACTGTCTCCCATTCTTCGTCGGTCAAAGGGATTGAGTCAGGATCGGACATCGCGGCCGTGGTGATGGCCCTATCCTCTTCTTCGGCGGGGACAATCGTTCCGGGTTTAAGTGCTGGCATAGCGTTTTACCTCTCGTGCATTGGCCTTGCGTAGGCTGATGATGCGCCTACCTTCCGGGCGATCAACAAAAGCCACAAAGAACAAGCGCAGTCCGATATAACCGATGGCGCATTGCCGGGCCTCGCCGTAGTCGCGCCGACGGTCCGGCCAGGTCAGCGCCGAATCCCACTCCAGATCAACCCCCAGAGCCAACGACAGGCCGTGTTTTTCCTGGTTGGCGGCGTCATTGTCGGGGTCGAAGTGGATGTTCATGCTGGTTTCCATGCCAATTATTGTATGCACACAATAAAAGACGGGCAAGGTATTTTTGTGCATACCCAGGCCCCGGTGGCGACCTCCCCATCTTTTGTCATCCTTCGCTGAAAATGTCACAGACATCGGACTAGAGTGCGCGCATGACCACTCTAGCGACTGTCAGTCTTTTGATGCCCCGCGCTGGATTCTCGCGGCTAACTTCCGTTAGTGAGCGGGGAAATCTCAAATGAGGTGGATGGTTCGCTATGCGGCGGCACGACTGAGGGAGCCTTCTACCTGGCGGGGGCTGGTTGCGGCGGTTGCGGCGCTGAGCGGGTGGGATCTTTCGACGGAGTTGCAGGCGCAAATCGTGTTGGTCGCGCTGGGCGTGGTCGGGCTGATCGGGATGCTGTTCCCGGATTCCGGGCTGGGAGGGAAGGATGCGCGTCCTGCTGGGGCTGGGGATCGTCCTGCTGATAAGCGGCTGCACGGCGATGACCTGCCAGCCACCGATTCCAGTGCCGCTGTTCGATTCAACCCCCCAGACCCAGACGCCTTCAAGGACTTGGAGCGGTTTGGATCGGGTTGATGGGATGATGATTCGTTTGAGTTGCCAGATGCAATAAGGCGAAGAAATGAACTTATTTACAGTAATCAAAACTCTGGGGACTTTGGTCCCAACCCTGGTGCAGATTATCCAGGCGCTTGACGTTGCGCTGCCGGAATCCGGCCAGGGCAACGTCAAGCTGGCGGCGCTCAAGTCCATTTTGCAGGGCGCCTACTCAGTATCGACGGATGCCGGGATTGCGTTTGAGAAGCTCTGGCCCGCCGTCGAAACCGTGGTCGGCGGCCTGGTGGCGATGTTCAAGAAATGACGCTCCCTTCCTTCGCTTGGGACTGGATCATGCTCGCCGAGGGCGGGTTCGCAGACGTGTCCGGGGACCCCGGCGGCCGGACGCAATTCGGCATTGCCGAGCGGTGGCACCCGGAAGAGTGGCTGGACGGGACGGTGACCGCCGAGGAGGCGAAGACAGCCTACGCCAGGGACTACTGGGAGCCCTGGGATTGCGGGAGTCTGGACCCCCGCTTGGGGCTGCTGCTGCTGGACCTGGTGATCCAGCGGCCCCAGAAGGCCGCGATCGAGGTATGGCAAGCGGTATTGGGTGTGCGAGTGGATGGGAACTACGGGCCGGTTTCGCGCCAAGCAGCTCGCTCGGCGCGATTTTTTTCGGTGCAGGACCGGTACTTCCCGGCCAGATCGGTGGATTACGAGGACCTGATCAAGACGCATCCCAAGCTGAAGCAGTTTCGCGCCGGGTGGCACGCCCGGCTGTTCCGGCTGCAACGGTTTCTGCTGACCCATGGGTTTCCGTCCAACGGAGCGGGCGCATGAGCCCGATCTGGAAATCGGTGGGCTGGGTGGCGGCGATCGGGTTCGGCTATGCGCTGGCGGTGATGGCCGCCGATGGCGTGCCCGCGCCGGTGACGGCGGACACGGCCCATGATCCGCTGCTGGCGTATTTGCAGGCGGCGGGCTTCCCGACCTGGGCGGTGGTGCTGTTGCTGATCGGGCGCCAGGTGTCCGGGGAGCTCAAGGGCATTTCCAACCGGCTGGACGCGCACATTACCCAGACCGAACTGAGATTGGCGAAGCTGGAATTGCACGATCCGGACCTGCCCACCCATTGCCCGGCCCGGCGCCGGGGAGAGGTCGCGAACTAAGCTGATGGACCCCGCCACCGACCCAGAACTGGAGCCCACCGGCGGATGGCAGTGCCCCGGCTACCAGCTCACGCTGGATGTCGGGCCGTTGCCGGAGGTTCCGCCGGTGGGCTACTCCCGGCGCCGGGGTGGGGCGGATCTGGATACGCGGGAGTTGGCGTTTGTGGTTGCGTTGATCGAGGGCGAGGCGCTGGGCAGGCCTCGGACGCTGATTGAGTGCGCTCGCCTGGCGGGCTACGCGGGCAAGGACAACAAGAGTCTGGCGGTGACCGCCTCGCGGGTGATCGCCCGGGAGCGGGTTCAGCATGCCATCCGCTACCACCGGGAACAGGCCCTGGCCCTGGCCCAGTTGGGGACGGCAGAGGTGTACACGCGCCAGCGGCTGCAAGTGGATCAATCCCTGGGCCTGGTCGCGGTGAATACCGGCCCGGAAGATCAGCCGTTGCGGCAGTATTTGCCGAATCCGGCGGCGGCGGCCAAGGGCATCGAGATCATGGCGCGCTCGCTGGGGATGTTGCAGGCGCGGGAGGATCGGCTCCCGGCCTCTGAGGTGCCGACCCGGATTGAAGTCGTGGTGACCCCCGCTTCCAACGGCGGAGGCGAGGATGAGTAGCGCCACGGCTCGCGTTGAAATACCAGAAAAGGCGGCATTTCTGCTGTCTCCCGCGCCCTACAAGGTGCTGTACGGCGGGCGCGGTTCGGCTAAGTCTTGGTCGGCGGCGCGGGCCATTCTGTTACTGGGGGCGCAACGCCCGCTGCGGGTGCTGTGTGCTCGCGAGATCCAGAAGTCAGTCCGGGAGTCGGTCTATTCGCTGCTCAAGGATCAGATCCGCGCCATGGGGTTGTCCGGGTTCTACTCGGACATTCTGGAGCGGGAAATCCGGGGCATGAACGGGACCAAGATCGTGTTCTCCGGATTGGCAAACCATACGGTGGATTCGCTGAAGTCGTTCGAGGGCGTGGATATTTGCTGGATCGAGGAGGCGCAAGTTGTCTCGAAGTACTCGCTGGACATCCTGGACCCGACCATTCGCAAAGCGGGCGCCGAAATCTGGGCGACCTTCAACCCGCTGCTGGAGAGCGACGAAATCTACCGGCGCTTTGTGTCCAGCACGCCGCCACCGGGCAGCGTGGTGCAGGAGATGAACTGGCGGGATAACCCCTGGTGGAACGCCGTCCTGGAGGCCAAGCGGATTCACTACCAGGCCACGGAAAGCGAAGACGACTACCTGAACATCTGGGAAGGGCGCCCTCGGGCCGCCGTGCAGGGTGCGATTTACGCCCGCGAGATGGCCCAGATGGTGGCGGAAGGGCGGATTGGGAACATGCCCTGGGACCCGGATCTGCCGGTGCACGTGGTCTGGGACCTGGGCTGGAACGATTTGATGGCAGTGGGCCTGGTGCAGCGGTTGCGCTCGGAACTTCGGGTGATCGAGTACCTGGAAGGGTCCGCCAAGACCATCGAAGAGTGGATCGGGGAACTGCGGGCCAAGCCGTACCGGTATGGAACCTTCCTGGTGCCCCACGATGCCAAGAACAAGGACATCAAGTCCGGCCGGTCGGTCGAGGAGATCGTCGCGGACTACGGATTTGAAGTGCGGGTAGGCCCCCGTGAGCCGGTGGAAACCGGCATCCGGACCACCCGTTCGGTCTTCCCGCGTCTGTATTTGGACCGGACCCGTTGCGCGGATCTGATCGAACACTTAAAGCGCTACCGGCGCCGGATTGACGCCGTGACTCAGACCCCCCGCGAACCGGTGCACGACGAACACAGTAACGCGGCGGACATGCTGCGCTATCTGGCCATGGGCGCTGAACAACTGACCAATGAGTCGTCCGGCAGCATTCTGGCCCGGCCAGGGCGCAGTAACACCCGGCGGACAGGGGCCTATTCATGACGCCACGCAAACCAGAAGATCAGTTCCCGATCCTCAAGACCGTGGAGGACTTGATCAATGAGCCACCGTGGCGGGAAGAGGCCCGGGCGGCGGAAGCGCTCTACGACTCGAAATCTCGCACGGAGGATGAACTGGACGCCCTGCGCGAGCAAGGGATTCAGCCGTACAGCCGCCCATTGGTGCCGAGCGCCATCGACGTGCGCATCGGCATGGAAGTCAAGAACCGGCGGGACTGGAAGGTGTTTGCCGGGGATTCGGACGCCACCAATGAAGCCATCGCACTGCGCAAGTGGTTGTCGGAAGCGGAGCGGCTGTCCCAGGCGGACCGGGCGCGCACCCTGGCGTACCGGGATGCCCTGATTGCCGGCATTGGCTGGGTGGGGCTGGATGTGAGGAGCAATCCGTTCAGCTACCCCCATCGGGCCTATGCGCCGTCATGGAAGGAGATGTACTGGGATTGGCGGGCGGCCACCTTTGAGCCGGAAGACTGCCGGTTCATCCTGCGCAAGAAGCGGTTTGATGTGTCGGTGCTGGAATCGCGCTTTCCCGGCCATGCGGAACTGCTGCAATTGGCGGTTGGCGCTAAGGCCAGTTGGGACTGGGAAACCTCCCAGAATTACGCCCAGGCTGGGGAAGATCAGCGGCGCTGGTCCCGGTCCATCGACGTGGAGGAGTGGGCCATCTCGGCGGATCGGGACCGGGTGTGGCTGTACGAAGTCCGCTACGGCGTGGACCAGGAGATCGACCTCCTCTATCTGGAGGATGGCCGGGCCCTGGAATTCCAGGAGCAGAACCCGATCCATCGGCAACTGGCCCAGTCCGGCGCGCCCATGGACCGGGTGACCGTGACCAAGATTCGCCAGGCGTTTTTTGTGGGGCCCCACGAGCTACTGGATCAACCCTATGGGTTTGACTGGCGCGGCGAGCTGGCGCCCTACGCGCACCGGCGTTGGGGCTGGGTGCCGTTTGTCGGCTTCCGGGACGGCGAAACGCGGATGCCCTACGGGCCGATCCGGCGCATGGCCGAGACCCAGCGGGAAGTGAACGAAGCCTTGACCCGCTGGTATGCCCTGATGGGATCGAAGACCGTCATCGCCGATGAAGATGCTTTCTCGCCGTTGATGAGTTTGCCCCAGGTGGAAGCGGCAGTCGCCAAGCCGAACGGCATCCTGTGGCGCAACAAGGCGCGCCGGGATGCCCGGATGGAAATCCACGACCACCAGGCCCAGGCCAACGCCGCCTATCAAATGGTGCGGGATGCCATGGCCCTGGTGCCGGAAGTGGGTGGCACCTACCGGCCCATGATGGGCGAGGCGGCCAATGTCACCTCTGGGGTGGGGGTGGCGTCGCTGGTGGAGCAGGGTTCGACCACCATGGCCGCGTTTGATGACGGCTATACCGTCGCCTCGGCGGAACTGGGGCAACTGTTGCTGGACAACGTAGTCCAGCGGCATCAGATCGAGGGCCAGCGGCCCAAGCAAATCATTATCTCGCGCAACGGCGCGGAATTGGGCGTGACGTTCAACGCGCCGGTGTCCGAAGGATTGAGCAACAGCCTGGAACTGCTGGCGCGCCGGGTGGAAATCGGTGAGGTGCCCGCTTCGGTCGCCTACCGGCAGCAGCGCGGGCGGGACCTACGGGAACTGGCGAAGGCGCTCCCGCCGCAGATGCAGGCGATTTTGGTGCCGTGGATTCTGCGCAACGAGGACGTGGAAGGCGCGGAAGAAATTGCCGCGCAGTTCCAGGAGCAACTGGCCGGTCCCCAGCAGAACCCCCAGGACCAGGCCCAGACGGCAGCCACGGCGGCCGAGTCGGCGGCGCTGGCGCTCCGGGAACGGGCGGCCAAGATTCAAGAAAGCGAGGCCCGGGTCCGCAAGATCGAAGCGGAAGCGGCCTCTCTGGTGGACAAGTTACGACAGCAGGTTTCCGGACTGGGGTCGCTGGCGCCAACCGCCCAGCCCGGCCAGACCGGCTACCCCGACTCCGGGGTACTGTCCTAGATTCGGTGCCGCAACCGATAGCGCGGCGGGACCGGGACCTACCCGGCGTGTGGGGTGCAGCAGCCCAGCGATACGGGCCACCCAGGAGAGGAGCAGGACATGACGTTTGACCTTGATGACCCGGCCACCTGGCCCAGCGACGAGCAGGGATGGGCAGCCTTAGAGCAGGAGGGCGCGGCAGTAGCCGAGCCCGATGACGGGGATGACCAGGACGAGGAGATCTACCCCGGTGAAGCCGATCCAAAGCCCGAACCACAGGACGATAAGCCGGTGGTGCTGGCGAAGGACGGCGTGCACACGATCCCCTATCAGCGGGTGGAGGAGTTGCAAGACCGGGTGCGGGACCTGGAAGCGCGGTTGGCCAAGGAGCCGGAGTCCGCTGGGACGACGGCGGACCCGGGCGATGTCGAGGTGCGGTTGCAAGAGCGGCTGGCGAAGCTGCAAGAGCGGGAAGTCCAGGTGCGAGCCCTGGATCCGGATCTGGCGGATACCTATCTTCCGCACATCGAGGCGTTACAGGACCGGATCGAGGATCGAGCACTGTGGCGGGCCGAGCGGGCGCAGATCCAATCCCTGCTAGCGCGGGAGCAGGATCGGCAGGCCCAGGCCGAACAGGCAGCGAACCAAGAACGGCAAGCGGCGTTCGAGCAAACGGCGGTACTGCGGCAGTGGGTAGAGGCCCGGCCCGATTTGTATCAGGCGGCGGTGCAGGAACACACCCGGTTGATGCAGGCAAGTCCGGCTTATGGAGCCAAGACCTGGCCAGAACGGTTTGCACAACTGGAGCGGCGCATCGCGGAAGACCACGGCGTGCCGTTGCCAGCAGCCAAACAGGAACCCCGCCCGGCCCCGGCGAAATCGCGGGCGCGGGCGGTGACCTCCATGGAAGAGTTAGGCGGGGAGTCCGTCAACGGGATGACCCAGGATGAACAGTTGGAACGCATGAGCCCGGCCAAGCAGCAAGCGTTCTATTTGCGCCAGGCCGGGCACGGGTAAGCCAAGATGCCGTCACTGAGATTACAGCGCGGGATGATCGAGGCTCTTAAACTCTTCATAGCGCACTGGGAAAAGTACCTAGTCGCCATGGAATCTGAAAATCAGGCAAAGCGGGCCGCGTAAGCGGCGCGTGCGAAGTGTCCGATCGGTAGGGCGGTGACGCGGCTTCGGCGGCGTCCCAGGCCAGACCCATCACGGGAAGCTGTTGCGGTGCCTCTTAACTGAGGAACGACAATGGCTAGTGTCATTATCCCTTGGGGCCATGCTTCCGCAATGAAGCGGTGGTCTGCTAAGTCTTTCGCGCAAACCCTGCATCGCCGGACGTTTGCGAAAAACCTGTATGGCGACCCGCAACCCCTGGCGGAAGCCCTGGATGCGGGTACGCGCGGCAAAACCTCGACCGGGATGCCGTTCGTGCTGTTCTCCGATCTGTCCAAAGGCATGGGCGATACCATCAGTATCGACATGGTGAACTCCGTCACCCAGAAGCCGGTGATGGGCGATCAGTACCTGGCTGGACGGCGGGCCCAGATCTCCCTGGCTAACATGGAGATGAAGATCAACCAGGCGTCGTTTGGCTTGGACGCTGGCGGGCGCATGAGCCAACAGCGCACCCAGCATGATCTCCGGGAGATCACCCGCTTGACCGGCGTGGGCAACTCGGGGCGTTACATCGACCAGATGTCTCTGGTGCAACTGGCCGGCGCCCGGGGTGACCAGGACCGGGCCGACTGGGTGATTCCGCTGGAATCGGACCCGGAGTTCGACGACATCATCATCAACCCGCTGCAAGCGCCGTCCTATAACCGCTACTCCTGTGCGGGCCAGAAGGACAACATCGAGGATCTGACCGAAAGCGACTTTTTGCGCCTGGGGGACATTTCCGCGTTGCGGGCCCTGGAGGACGAGTCGGATTTCCCGATGCAGGGCATCGAGTTGTCCGGGGATGACGCGGTGGACGGGACCCCGCTGGGTCTGTTGTTGGTGTCGCCCCGGGTTTGGTATCACCTCAAGACCTACGCGGAACGCTACTCCAAGGACTGGCAAACGGCAGTGGCCGAAGCCGGTGCGCGGGGCGCCAACAACCCGCTGTTCCGGGGCGAGCGCATTCTCTGGGACAACATCTTGGTCAAGAAGATGCCCCGTTCCATCCGCTTCCACCAGGGGTCCACGGTCAAGGGCTGCACCTCGGCGGCGGCTTACACCACCGAGGACCGCACCGTACCCACCTTCGGGACCGACGTGACCGCCGGGGACCATGCCGTGGACCGCTGCCTGTACTTGGGCGCCCAGGCGCTGGCTTGGGCGTTCGGCAAGGACTCGGACAGCGAGCTGCATTTCCGCTGGTGGGAGGGCCTGGAGAACGACGGCAAGCAAAAGGTGTGTTCCCTGTCCGCCGTGATGGGCGCTAAGAAGTTCGCCTTCAAGGATGCCAACGGGGTGCATACGGATCTGGGCGTGCGCGTCATCGACTGCTACGCCCCCGACCCCCGCGTGAAGCGGTTCTCCTAACCCAGGCCTGGGGGGGCTAAGCAGCCCCCCGCCAATCGCTATTTTTTGGAGTGAATCATGACTGCGATGACTGTGGACTACAAAGGCGACCAAGCCAAGAGTCTGTTCAACGCCCGCCTGGCCGGTGAGGGTGCCGTCAATAACGAAGACGGCCTCTATACCGCTGCCGCCATGGCGGTCAATAAGGTAGCCGCCATTCTGTTGATCCCGGCCTATTGCCGGATCAAAAACGTGCGGTACCTGCACGATGCGCTGGGGGCCAGCAACGGACTGGACCTTGGCTATTGCCGCCAGGATACCGGAGACGGTGACCCGGACTACTTCAAGTCCATCGCGGATGCGTCGGCGGCGGGCGGGGATGTCTGCAACTTTGTGCCGTTCACGACGGCGGCGGCGACGTTCCTGACCGCGAAGAAGACCGGTGCCGGCACCGCTACCGGGGACATCCGGCTGGTAGTGGATTACGTGTACGTCGGCGCCTAACCGCGTCGCCCCTAACCCCTGACCGGCTCCGGCCGGTCAGGTAGCGCCCCTCAATGGGGGCGAGGATGGAAACATGCAACGAGTGACGCTCACGAACGATTGGGTCAAGGTGGCCGACACCAGCGCGACCTCGGTGTTGATCCAGGCCCTGCAACTCACCGGCATGGTGGGGCCGGTGGAGGTGGTGGCGGCGGGCTCCCTGCCGCTGGCCAGCGTGTACGGCCTGGTGCTGGAACCCACCCAATGGGCGACCCGCACCGAACTGGGTACCGGCCATGTGTATGCCCGGGCGGCGGACCGGCCCGGCGCGGTAGTGGTGGTGGGTCCCTAATGGCGACGGTACTCAGTCTGGTCAAGCGCGCCCGGAGGCTCCTGGATGATCCAGGCCGGGCAGCGGGAGAAGGCTGGATGGCCGACGACACGGATTGCCGCTGGGGCAATGCCGAGTTGTTGGAGTGGCTGACCGACGCGGAGCGAGAGTATTTCCTGGCGTTTCCCTATCGCGAGGAGCAGACCCACGCCTTTAGGGCGGTAGCCCATAAAGAAATGGACGCCAACCTGCTGTATGTGGACGGGGTGACCCGCTCGGATGGTGTGGCACTGGTCAAGCGGTCCCGGGCGGAGATGGATCTGACTTGCCGCTATTGGCAGGACCAGACGGCGACTCAGCCGGACAGCTGGTGGCTGGAGGGCCAGGAAGGAGCCCTGCAACTCTGGGTCTACCCCAAGCCCACGGGCACCGTCACGCTGACCGTGCAGGCCAGACGGTTGCCGGAGTCCCCGCTCACTCAGGCCCAGTGGGAAAGCCAGGAGCCGGAATGCCCCGATCCAGAGATTCTGGCGGTCTACGCGGCCGCCCAGGGGCGGCTGATTGCCGATCAGGACAAGGGGGCGCCGAAGATCGCGGACATCTATCTCGCCCAGTTCAATGCGTTAGTCCCCCCCCGGCCCACGGCGTCAGACCGCGCCCGGCTGCGGGAAATCGCGGGCTCCCAGTGCGTGAGCCGTATTCATTACTAACCCCATCTTGTTTGAATGAGGACGCATCATGATCGTGAAACCGGGCAAGCTAATTGTCATTGACCCGCAGGGAGATATGCAGGTGCTGTTGGACGGCGTGGCACGGCGGGCAATAAATGGAGGACCGATTGATGTGGGATTCCGGCTGTTGGGAAACAAGCTGCTGGGCTTCGGACTGTTGGGACTTTGGCCCGGTAGGCTGGCGGGAAGTGCTGCGGTTTGAGTTGCGCTTGACTCAGGAACTGTCTTGGAGGTTGCAGAGGTGAATGAGGTCATCGAGTTGACGCTGGTGTTAGTGCAGCAAGAGCGCCTGGCGCTGGTCTTGACCCAGCAAGAGCAACTGACGCTGACGCTGACGCAAACCCTAGATTTTTCACTGGAGCTATAAGCATGGCGACTCCCCATGTCGGCGACCTCGGCACCCAGATTCAAGTCACCCTGACGGATGGCAACGGCGACCCCGTCGATGTATCCGATGCGACGGAGAAGGTGATGATCCTGCAAGACCCAGAAGGCACCTCGGTGGAGAAAACGGCCACCTTCGCCACGGATGGGGCCGATGGCGTGGTCCAGTATGAGACGGTGGAGGGGGACTTTACGATGCCTGGCAAGCACAAGGTGCAAGCCCGGGTGACTCTACCCACCGGCACCTGGTGGAGCACGATTGGCGTGTTCAAGGTGGCCGACAATCTGGGGGGTAACTGATGGGCAAACCCACCCCAGAAGATCGAATCGCGATTTGCAAAACCCGGCAGTCTGGCAGTGCTTGCGAACATTACGTCAACATCCCCCATCGGGGGTTTGTGTGCCGACTATGTGGGTGCATGCTGGCCTACAAAGCCAGCCTAGAAAAGGGTAAGTGCCCCAAGGGCTATTGGTAAGAGGATAGGGAATTGGCAGCAACAAAACCAGAAACCCAAATCACTTGGGGCAGTAACAATACCCTGAGCATGACCACTAATAATTGGTATGTGTCGGATGAAATAACATTAGATGCTGCCGATTGGTCAGCCGGCATCGCCGTCCGAGCGGATAACGCGGGGACGCCTGCATCCGGAGACCAGGTAGAAGTCCGGGTGCTGTATACGAATGGGGATGTGGATAACGGCGGGGGTGCTAACGATTATCCGACCATGAATACCAGCGGAGCGACGGGGGCCCAAGGAAACTATCTTTGCCTTCTAGATACCTATAGCAACTACGACCCGGATCAGACGTATCGAGCGGTTGACGCAACCGCAAAGGGGGTCAAGTTGGCGGCCAGGGCCTACCAAGGGGCCACCCGAAATATCACGTTAGCGGCAAGACTCATCACGCATCGCGGGGCCGTGAACTGATGTTTTCTGCGCCTCGCGGGGTTATCCAATCGCCAGAATCCCATGGGCAGGCTCAATTGGATCCCCGGTGGGGAATTATCAATTTCATATCCCCTCAGACCGGGTTCAATAAAAGCGCAAGCGGGGTGATTTCTGCGGTGCCAGGTCCGCAGGGTCTGGCCATGCAGCAGATCGGTGGGCCGACGGCCGGCGTTTATACGGAGTCGCCCGGGCTGGACATCGCAGGCAGGTCAGAATTTACTCTATTCCTCTTTTGGACCTATGGTGGCTATAGCAGTGAAACGCTCATCAACTGTGAATTTGCGCCATCCAGCGCATTTCGTGCCACGCTGTACCTGTATAATAACGCGTTTACTTTTGGCCATCGCGATTCCGTTACCGGCGACGGGGGTGGGCTGCAAGCGTTGTCTTTGACTTCTCCGACGAATGGCGCTACCTACGCGCATGTCGCGACGTATTCGGCCAAAAACTCGAATAAACAGGTGTTTGCTAATGGGGTGTCCGCCGGGTCTGCCTCAACCAGGATCAACGCCATGTCGGCGACTGCCGGGGTAATTCACCTAGGATCTGCCTGGACGGGGAATTCTTACTACACGCCAAGGAGTAAAGTCTATTTCTGCGGGGTGGCCGACCGTGTTTGGACGCCCGCAGAAATAGCTGAATTCAGTCAGAATCCCTGGTCAATATTTCGTGTACGATCCTATGCGCCCACCCTGGATGGTTCGGGGGCACCCCAAGTCGCGGTCAATGGATCGTTTTCAATCACAGCACGGCTGAGGGGTTCTGTTTCCTATGCCCATATTGACAGCTCGTTGTCGGCTGCGGCGGTTTTGGGTGGGGCAGGCAAGGTTTGGTACAACGCGATCGTGACCGATGGCTCCCTGCAAGCGCTGGTACACCTCAACGGGGATGCCCATCCCCAGTACCAGTTTCGAGTAAACCCCGTTGAAGTGCGGCGACTGCTGCGGGTTGAGCGCCGTCAACTGAGCGAGGTAACGGATGTGTTGCGGATGATTCCAGAAGGGGATTAAGACATGGCCAACGAAGTATCGAATCATTGTCTGTACCAGTTGCTGATGAAGAGGATCGATTGCAGCACGGATACTTTCCGGATCATCTTGATGGCTTCCGGGTTTGTGTTCGATAAAAAAGCTCACGCGACCTACGCGGATGTGTCGGCTTTTGAATTAGCAACGGGGAATGGCTATACCCAAGGGACAAAAACTCTGGTTAATGGGGTGGTGGAGGAGGACGATACCAACGATCGAGCCCGGGCTTACTGGGATGACGTTCAATGGACGG